GTTCTACCTTTGCAAAAATCGAAACTGAAGTTCTTTCTCCGTAGACTTGGAAACGGGTCCAGAAAGAGCAAGGCGTTTGCTTTCTCCTTGAACTACTGCAGGAAAGCAGCCGTGGAGGTTCCCGAAGCCTTCTTGGAGTCCGCTCTTGATAAGTATCTAAGAGCGATCAGTATCGAAGCACCGTACGAGTTCTTCCCACACAGGGCTATGAGACGTGTTGTACGTCGTCTCAGGAAGATCACAATGAGAAACCTCTCAGATGCATCAGTCAAGTGCCTTACAACTAAGGCTTGTTCCGCTCCTGTTCCACAGGCGGAATGGATTGACTTGCATTCGCCGAAAGTGAGCTTGAGGATGACACTTGGACAAAGATACGAAGGTATTTGTCCGGTGCCTGTCTTCGCATACTCGGCGTTGACTGAGAACCCAGATGACCTTACCGGCGATTTTTCGCTGATAGGAAAGGTCACCCTCCTTCCAGAACCTCTAAAAGTAAGGTCAATATGTACTATTGGACCTGAAGAATTTTTGGCTGGAAAACCTGTTCAGGCAGCACTCTCTTCTTCTATGAAACAAGATGAGAATTTGCTGTATGGCAGATCCGCAGAAAGTACTGATGTGGATAACCTAGTACTCCGTTCAAAGGATTACTGGGAGGGACGTGGGTATCATTGTGAATTGTTTTTCGTTTCAGGTGACTATGAGGCAGCTACTGATGGCATTCATCCTTCTCTTTCGGAAGAAGTGGATCGAATGTGTTATAGGGAGAAGGTTCTCCCTGACGTTCCTGTTGTTGACAAAAGGAACTTTCAGATGCTATGGACCTCTATGGCAAAGGTTCTCGAGTATATGGGCTGTGAAGAAGGGCCCAACTCGACGAAAAAGAACTGGTACCGAATCAACGTTTGGTTTCTCGAATCACTCAAGAAGAATCCTTCCCTTCAAAAGACAATGACATCGCTCGTGAGAGCACGTCTTTGGTCTGGTAGGGAACTACAGTACAAGGATGGATATCTCTGTACGCAGACATATGGTCAGATGATGGGGGATATCAAGTCCTTCCCCGTTCTTTGTTTGATCAATCTTGGTCTTTGGGACCATGTCTGTGATTCTCAAGATGTCTGGGTCAAAAGGGAATGCCCAGTTACAGGAGTGAAGAGTTTCATGAAGCGACCACCACCATGTTTGATCAATGGTGACGATTTTCTTGCCTATGCACCCCTTTCTATTATAGAGAGGTGGAAGGCAGATTGTCGTAAGTTCAATTTTGTTCCATCTGTAGGAAAGTCTTACGTCTCCAAAGACGTTGCTGTCATCAACAGCACAACTTTCTTCCTTGGTTCTAAAGGCGTAAGGAAATGCAATGTTCCTTACATGAATCTCTGTATGTCAGTGCCACGGGATGTCCCAATTGATTCTGTCATAGACAAAATCAGTGAGACACACCCCGCACTGCTAAACAGAGTTCTCCTTTACAACAAGGACACAATACAGAAGGCGACCCTGAGTGGTCTCTTGAACTTGTTCTTGCCCAGGGAACTGGGTGGAGTTGGGTGCACACCCCGTGGTGCATTCAAGATGACACGGCTTCAATATGGTTTCGCAAAATCTAATCAAGAGAGACTTGAGCATGGATTGCCACTCAAGACCTCTACAGGTTATAAATTGCGATTCTTCAAACGCACAAAGAAAGGTACCTATCTCAGGAAGCAACCTCGATTCTTACCTCTTTCCAAAAGGACCTGCATCCCTGCAGGACCAGGCAAAGGAAAATTACCAAACACAGAGTATGTCCTGGAAGGGACTCGTGCTGTGATGACTGTTTTCCATCCCACCTACTTCTGTCCGGGAAAGACCCGTGAAGTGGCTCGTGATGACTGGTTGGCTTCGATGTCAAAATCGAAAGTGACCGGGAACCGAATCATGATGACGACTCTTGATGAGAAAATCTTCAGGAGGAGTGGCGAGGAGTTTTGGAAGAGAAGAAAGGATCTGAGGATGAATCCTGAGAGTTCCTGGGAAGTTCACCAGGAAGAAACTTGCTGTTTCATGAGCCAAGTTCTGCCAGATATGGGCCCCCTCCTGCCTTGGAGGGACCTTCTCGATCATGGAACTGATGACGAGAAGTTCAAAGCTTTTTCCGTACTTGTAGACGGAGGCTTTTGGGACCCATTTCCCTTGATGAATGAATTGGAACTCCTATGAGAGGCAAAAGCTCTAAGGAGACCAAGGGAAAAAATGCAAGAAAAAGAATGATTAAAAAAAA